GTCAGCAGATTTGCCGACACCGACCACGGACTTATTTAAATCATCAGCATTCTTTTTTGCGCCGGATGAATCAAGAATTATTCGTATCTTCTTATCGACCATTTGAATTCATCCGCTTGATTTTATCGGCGCACATCTTGAGGTAATGATCGTCAGCGGATTGGATAACTCTTACCGCCTTGTCTTGCTCGTAGTTTAACACAGCCGCCGCATTGAATATCACATCAGACTTGATAGGCTTCATGTCATCAGCATCTCGGCGCAGGCGATTGAATATCGAATATAGCTGATAGATTCTTGGCTTTACCTTTGGCCTTGCCGACTCTAAATCATCAAGACCACCAAGCATTTTCGCATCGCGCCAAGCTTCTTGGGTATTGTTTTCATAAAATACCCACTCAACTACTTTTTTATGGCTTCTGAGTCCTCCTTAACGACTTCCTCAAGGTAGTGCTCGTAATTCTGCGCCTCTTTGAACAGTTGCGAATTCAGCTCAAGCCAGTAGGCATCATCGGTGAATATCTTGCGCGCCAATACTTTGGTATATTTCAGCTCGCCATCGCTATCACCATCTAAAACCCCTTCCCATCCTGTAATACCATATTCAGCCAACCAATAGGCTATCAGTTCTGGCGTGTACTCTGGCAAGTCTGAGAATGGGCCAAACAATTCACGGCGCAAATCAGCAATAAACAATTCAGACTCTCGCGTCCCCCAGCGCCTAATGTAAAAAGTGGCGTCACCAAACGGTACCGCCACCCCATTTAGCTGCTTTTCTTTGCTCTCTCGGAAAGCATTAAACCGCATAGTTAGTATAAACTCGAATAGTTGAGTTTGTTGTAGCGTGGCCTTCAGCCTTGAAGCTGGCCTGACTATTCGCGATTGCATTGTTGCCATCGTCCATAGTGTTTTCATTGACCACCAATTGACTCATCACGATGTAGGTTTCATCGCCGTTACCGTGAGATACGCGAACTCCGGCAGATACGCGGGTTCCGTTCCAGTAGTAGTCTCGCCATACGAACGGGTTGGACTTCATCGAGCGAACAACAGTCGATCCAGTCACCTCGAATGCGCCGCGAGTGTAGCGTTTGGAGCACCCGGCTGCGTCATCACCCTGTTGATTATTGGCAACCGACAACGAAAGAGACTTCATTTTGCAGGTGGCAGGCAGCTCGTTGACGTAAAACGCTTGCACGTTTTGCACCGCTGATAGCGCTCGGTCAGTCGCGGCGGCGGCGTAAGTTTGCCCTGAAATTAAAGCGGTTCCAGCCACTTCGCGCTCGGCCAAATACTCAGATGACGCCGTGATAATGCCCGTCTCGCCAATCTCCATCGAGAACGTATTCGCTACCGCATCGTAGAGGGTGTGATAGTCAATGCTCCCAGCCTTGCTCAGATCAGTTGCGCGGGTTTGGAATGCGTTGTAGTAGGCGTTATTTGCGTTGATGTATTTGTTGCTTTTAAGGGTTACGCTTGCGCCCGTTGCTTCGGTTGCTGCGGGGGATACAGTAGTTACGATAGTAGTGCCACCAGTTTTCGACCCGACAATATAAAACCCGTTAATTGTTGCGCCTGCAAAACCAGTTACCCAAAAACCATCGCCCACTGATAGCGCGGCATAGGCTGCAGCTGGCACCGTAAAGCCATTCACCACTGCTGCAAACGTGGTTGCAGTCAAAGTGTAAATGGTTTCGGTGGCGTAGATCGCCTCGACCAAAAACGCGATGCTTTGCTTGGTGGCCGACGCCTCAATAGAGACGGTCAAATCCGTAGTGTCTTGGATCTGCTCTTGACCTTGATAGCCCTCAGTGACTGTTTCATCCTGGGTATAACCTACAGCCTTAGCAGGACGACCCGAACGGCGACGAACAGGAACAAATACCGGCGTTGCATTGACAGCGCCGTAAGTGGTTTGGAGCGATTTACCTACTCGGAAGTCACCACCCCCAAGCAATCCATCACCGACAACAGTTGGAGTTAAAGCCATGGTTATTCTCCCGAATATGAGCCAAATTGATAAGTTGAAATTACTTGCACATGATACCACGGCGTGTCTGATTCTTCGCCAATGATTGATACATCTGCATTGATTGAAAATGAATAGGGGAAAGCTACTCGGTTAAAAGTATCAGCAAGCGTGTCGGCAGTAGTTAAAGCTAATTGTGAACCCTGCGATTTAGGGTAAAACACATCGACAACGAAAAACCCCTGATACTCTTTGTAGCAGTTTGAGGCATCGCGGTCGATTATTTCAGGTGTGACCATTGTGGCGCGCAGCCAAGGTGAATTATTTGGCGTAGTGAATGGAGCGTTAGGCCACTTAACTTTCTCTTCATTGAATCCAGAAGGCAGATTAAGCCGCAAATGCTCGGTTAAATCTTTCTCGACTTGTGCGATTGTTATGCTAGGCATCATTTACATACCGCACAATTATATTGTCGATGTACATAGATGGCGCTTGTAATGACCATCCTGCGTTTAGCCGGTTAATGTATGGCTTTGTATTCTGGATATAAATTAACTGATATGGCCGAGCGGTATTAACGGCAGCCTGTACCTGCGCTATGGCGGCGGCAGGCGACTTGTTAGTCACATCGGTATCGTCTGGTGTGCCAACAGACCCTAGCCATGACCCTCGTGCTGCACTGGTATCCACTGGGGTCTCACGCACTACATCACGATCAATCGCTAGGGCTAGCTTTTGTGTTTCCTCCAATACGAAATTATCAACATCGTCTCGTATTGAGATAAGGCGCTCGAAATTCATTTGCGCCTCACGTGGAAAATTATTGCAGCATCAGCCGGGTCAAGATTGGTTGATTTAATGTTAAGGACTTCGCCGCGATATGTGCATTCTGTTGAATCTGGTTTTATCCCGACAGTGATTGGCTGTCGTTCTGCGATAAGCATATAATCGCTGGCCATTATTTTTTGCCCGTCAAAATCTTTCGCGCCAAACTCCAACCGGATTGCCTTGATAGTTTGTGTTTCGGTGGCGGCTGTCTGCGTTGCGTTATTCCACCCTGTAGCGTTAACCAATACACAATCATAGGCAAAGTCCGCGAACTCATCACCTATAAGCTCTTCGGCTAACTCGACGAACTCAGAGCGCAGTGTACTCATGCTCTACTCACAGCACCCATAATGCCGTTAGTGCTAAGGTATGGGCGCAATAGGTTGGTTAAATCAGCAGGTAGAATGCGTCCGTAAATCTGCGCACTGCCAGACTTGTAGGTTATTGACTTGCTAAGAGTTCCTACTTGTTTTGATTCCGACTCAACCACCCCAGCAACGACAATCGCTGTTGTATCAACTAACAGAGAGCTATGTAAATGCAGGTGAGCAGCCTTGGCATTTGCCAACTTAATTGCATCAGGAAATCCAACTTCGGTACGAGGAAATTGCAACGACTGAGTTTCAGTTAATTTTTCGTATTTATAGGTATTCTGTCCATCTAACCAGTCTTTTGCTGCAATAACTAACGCATATTCTTTATCATTTGTGCTATGGCCATGCGCTAACCCGCGCTCAGCCAAATAAGCGTCGAGATAGGCAACACTGCAATAGCATTGCGCATCCGACAACCCTGTCCCATCCTCAACTATAATCATAATCAGTCACCAATCTGGCGCGTGATGTTAATAGTGTAAGAAGTTGTCCCAGTCCTAGTAAATTTAAGTTCAGACAATGCAAAGCCTGATATTGACCTCTTCCCGCCGCCTATTGCAAATGTTCCATCAGTAAAAGTATGAAATACGCTAGATGCAAATGACCCCTTACCAGTCATTGTAACTGCAGCATCATTCGCGACGACTTCAATATCAAAATTTGCTATTTTATTGGCTTGACCAGATATTTTTTGATCACCATTTTGGTTTAATCGTAAATCTATTGTAGATTCTGCTGATGTTGATGTAATCGTCCAAGTATCGTATATCATGTGATCACCTAAATAATTAAGCCCCCATTTCTGAGGGCTTTATTTTATTAGCCCAACAAAATTGCAGTGTGCTCTGGCTTGATGTTTTTGTAACCCCAAGCAAGTCCAATCTCGTAGCGTACTTTTCTGTAGCCAGGATAGATTGATACTTCAAAACTTAATCCACTGCGAGGGTCAGTAACCGTACCGACATCAATTGCCATATCGCCTTCCTGCGGACGCTCCGGCATACGAGTTGCTAAAATGATCGAGGAACGGTTAAACAACATGTTACGCGCAGAAGTTGCCACAACAGTGATAGCGCGAGTAGCTGCTGACTGCGCAACACGAAGACCCGGCGCGGCAATAGTAATAGTATCACCAGATGCTGGGTTTGCACCTGCAAACGACACACTTGCAATGACATATTTATTACTATCGTTTGCCAGTGTAATTATATCACCAGCAGCTACTACACCAGTTCCTGCGGTAGCCAATGGCAATACTGTTTGACCTACAGATAAAACAGCGCTAGTGGTGGTTGCCGATGCCATTGCGCCAGCAGTTTGCGTTTTAATTTGCGCAGACTCTCGAATGTCTACCCCAGCGGTTGATAAAAATACGCCTTGGCGCAAAATTGAATCGCTGCCTTGACGGTTTGCTTCGGCTTGCTTGCCAAGGAAAGTAGCACCGGCACTGGTGTTCACAACTAAGTGGTTGTCCTGAACTGGAGCACCGTTATCCTTCAAAATTTGAAGGGTTTTAGTCATATCTGTGAAGTCAGCAGCAGTAGCAAACGGTGTAGTCGCGGCAGTGCCATAGGCTCGGCTAAATGTATCCTGAAGACCCGCTAAATCTGCCTCTACCGCATTTACTAATGTGCGCATTGCCTGAGCCATTTGGTTTGCGCGAACAGTTAAGTATCCAGCGCCAGAATTCAATAAAACCTGCTCATTACCCTGCCACGAGAATGGAACCGCCTTTGACTTGCTGATCTGCACTTTTACGTTTCCGATAGTTTGATCTGCTGCGCTTGGCACTGACATTGCGGGTGTTGTATCAACCATTGCATTTGACGACGGCGCAACTGGAATCACTACATCTTGACCGACTCCAGCACGGTCAACGCGAGCATCCATTGTCACCGCTGGGATAATCCCAACAAGCTCACGGGAAACAACATCAAGCGCTGCGTACAGGTCTGGGTATAAATCTGTTAGGGTATTAGCCATTTTTTAGTGCCTCTTAGTTTGTTAAATTTCCGCCTTCTTTCATAAATTTGGCTCTTTGAACTGGGTTCAATGCCTCGAAATCACTGCGTTTCATTGTTTTTGAGGCACCGCCTCGATCATTACCGCCTCTAGCGTCTCCGCCACGATTTACCCGAGCTTTGACTAATGACTCGAATAAGTCTGATTTTTCAATCTCAGCCTTAAATCCAGCCAAATCTAAACTAGAGGCACTGCCGTCTTCGTTTAGAAAAATTGTTTTGCCGGTTTCTGGATCGTAATCAATTCGACCCTCTACCAGCCTTGCAAATGCTTTTTTACCTTTTTCTGTAGCTAGCTCACTAACCAACTCAGAAACAATTGCGCTGCGCTTATCATTCTTAGCTGCCGCAGTCATTTTTTCAATTCTGTCTTCGTATTGCTTTTTCGATTCGCCCATTCGGCGCTCGTAGTCGGCAATCAATTCATCAACCTTGCCTTCTTTCTTTAGTCGCTCAAATGCGGCTTGTTCGGCCTTGGTTCGGTCTTCCTCGGACTTCGATAGGATTTCCTTTAGCTGTGCATCGGCAGTTTTATGTTTAACATCAAGAGCATCAAGTGACGCCTTAAGTGTTGCAACTTTCCCTTCTGCTTTTGGCCGGTAAATTTCGCCAGACTTTTCGTAATCATCTTTTACAAAATCAGGCAGTTGCCCGAATTGGATCTCAGTTAAATCTGCCACTGGCTAGACTCCTAATTATGGGCACCGCCCGTTACTGCTGATTATACACCATTTGATCGGTTGTCAATAGTTGGCTTATTTGTTGCTGACTCAGGAAGCGGAGCATCTGACTCTATGCGTCTCATCTCCTCTTCAACAGACACCGGAATGAAGCCTCCTTGAACAAGCTTTGTGATTGCTGTCTCTTCTGACATCAATCTATCATTTCTTAAATCTCGCACAGCCAACGCATCTTGCGGCGTCATTTTAACCGAGCTGAAGTCACGAGCCATGGTTATTATTATTTTATCAAGATTTTCCTCCACCTGATCGACGCCCCATAGCCCGTTAAACATTCCGCAGTATAGGATAGCGCGCGAAAATCCAGACTCTAAGTTGTCGCAAAGCTTCTCAAGCATTGCATTGTTATTGCCTGCATTAATGTTTGCTTCTGTTGCGGTAGCGGCGACAACTTCGGTATCGCTGAACTTTGCACCTAATGCGCGCGCCATCTTTGCATTTGCTTCGAAGTAGTTGATAAATGGCGCATCATTGAGAGCGACCCCCTCAACCATTACCTCAACTTGATTCGGTAGATTGTTGACCACTCCAGAGCCAGTGACTACATTTTTACGTCCGCTGTTTATAGCTTCAAATAATGCAGCATCTCCATCAGTCCACCCCTTGGTGAATAGAGTGGGTACTCCATTGCGCAGAGCCTCTTTGTAATCTGCGCTGGTTTGGTATCGGTGTAATGCCGCATTACATATAGCAGACAGATAGCCTCCCGATCTAGGGAGTGAACCACTCGGCATTTCCTCATCCGAAACAATCTCTACCGGAATCCATCGCAGTTTTTGGCCTCCAACTTCTGGGTAAATTTTATCGCTATCTGCAACCATAGCATTATCTTTGCCATCGCCCTCGATCCAGCGCTGCTGATAGTAGCCAATATCATCCAGACCACAAATCAAATAACTGATCTGCTCAGTTACAGCGAGCGTCATTGAGCGGGATTTCTCTACCTCTCGGAATATCAACAAAGTAATCTGCTTAACACCATCATAGGTGTCAAACTGCCAATCAATAAGGTTTTCTCTGGTGTACTGACGAATGCAAGCCTTCAGATTTAGCTGGCTGGCCTGTGCTCTGCTTAGGTTGTTGGTGTCGATATTTGACGTTCCGGGCAACTCTGCCAATAAAATATGGTATTTGGCTTGCAAAATATTTGAGGCAGCATATTCCATAAGCCCGGCTAAGCTCATTCCGTCACCATCTGCATTTTCGGTTAGGTATTCAAGCTCAGCGGGTAGCTCGACACCAGTATCACCAAAGGACAGCTTTCCCAGCAATGATGCTAAAGTCTCACTGGGGAACTCGTGGAACTCAGCACCATTGAGATATAACGTATAGCGCTCCCTGTCCGATTCTGTCGCCGGTATCAAATTCCCCGGTTGAATCAAATAGGTAGTGCGTTTAGATTTAATTCTATGCGTGCCCTCTGCGCAATCGCGGTTTTTTGTGATTTCTGGCAGCATCAGCGTATATTGATCATTTGGTGTTATGTTCACAACCCAGCCCTCTTAAACACATTGGCATCAATTTTGCGTAGTTCTTCTAATGTTAGCGGCTTCCCGGCCATATCTACAAATTTTTCGATTTTTAGGCTCCCTTTTGTAAATAACTTGGCTCGTGTTTTACCTAGTGATGACTCAATGAACCAATCAGGCTGTAATCTTAGCCAGTCATCCTGAGTTAGCGCTGCATCTATCTGGCCCGGTTTAAATATGTCCGCGTCACGCTTGCCCCGATACCTAAGTTTTCTCGACGGATTGATTTCAGCAGGCTTTCCGCCAACGGCAGCTTTGCGGCCAGTCTTAGGCTCATCAATTGCC